ATATCTCCAGGTCTAATTGCAGCACCTTCCATACCCGTGGAGAAAGTCACTGTTTCAGTTTCATACCTTTCCGTATACAGAATCCACTTTCCTACTCTACGTGCCTGCCCTTGAGATGTACAGCCTACGGCGACAACATCAGTAGAGAATATCTGGTTATTATTATTCTGGATACCCGTAGCATCTTCAACGTACTCAACGTTCTGCCTATAGAAATCTTCTGGGTTATTCCAAGTAACGTGTGCTACATTGTGTCGCTGTTTTCTAGAAGTCCCTTCATATGTAAACTTACCGTCTATAACGTTAGAATTGGCGAAGTTCATTACCGGGTCCTTAGGTGCATCTTGTACCGCACTTACTTGCCCTTTCTGCCAGTATAGCATCCCCATAAAGACCGATGATATATCATTTAGTACTTTAAAAGCCTCTTCTCTACCTTGTAGATACATATTACAGGCAAATCGAGCTTCTTTGTTCCCCCACCCGTCTTCTACGCCTGCGAAATTACCACTAGAATCCACTGCGTCACAGTATTTGGCTATCTCATATAGCGACCATTTATCCATCTGGTTAGCGGAGAGCCACTTGCCTAGCCCATACCTTTCATCAGTACATAAATCGTATAAAATCCAAGCTGGGTTACAGGTCCATTCTGTATCAAATGTACCATCCCATGATCCTGAATATAAAGTATCTCCTACAGCTGTACCATTCCAAGTTCCCCCAGCCTGTGTACACCTATCTTTACGACGATACCCCGATAAGGAGCAGTACCCCGGGTCGTAAGGGGTATAATTACTAGGAACTTTTATTTTTACCCCTTTTATCTCATAACCTCTATTAGGGATACTAGTAAACTGCCTAGCATCTATCTGTAAGGCCATAAGAGCGCTATTAGGGTACCTAAGCTTATTATCTATGATCTTGGTGTACGACCCGAAATATAAGTCGTTTTGTACTTTTGTAGAAGTTGCATCGGCAGTAACTCTCTCTACTTTAATAGATATAGTTGTAAACCCCGAAGTCTTCCAAGCTGTAGGTATATCTAATCTATAGGCTCTTTCGTACTTGGTAGAGCATTTTCCAGAGAACTTATCACTTTTAAGTTCCACCCACGAGCCATTGTTATCCTTCTCTAAATATATTTTGAAGGATACTTCTGAACCATGTAAGTCCCCCTTGTCATTATCCGCGTCTATTAGTGCGGGAGTATACAGTACTACTCTTACCGCATCCACAACAGTAGACGAAAATGTGCGAATAATCGCCCCCGGAGCATCCTTAGTAACTAAAATTCCTACGTTGGCGGCTTCCTCTGCACCACTAAACCCTGCTATATACGACTGAGAATTGGTGCCTAGTCTAGTTGCGTAGGTTACATCATCAAAATTGTAATTACCAGCCGAGTCCTTCAAAGGAGTCTCGTTTAAGTATATAGATTGCTCGGAGTTAATCAAACCTATAATCTCTCCTTCGGATATAACGTCTATCACCCTAGCTTTAGAATCAGAGAATAGGGAATCGTCGTCCTCTTTAGGGGTTCCGCCCCCCCCTTTTCCTCCTCCTCCAGCTCCTTGAATAGCTCCAGCACCTAAACCTGCATTATGAACCCTTATACCGTTAGCTATAAAAGTATGTTGGTTTTCTACAGTAAGGTTGAATACCTCTGCTGCGCCCATAGGATCGATATTAAGTAAAGGCCTTAGATGATTATTTTCGTCTATTAGGCAGTCATCTGCACCTAAGGACCCTATTGCTACAAAAGTATTGAATTGGTTAAGTACCCAGTGGTTAGGGGTAGCTTCTATGTATCTACCGCCCCAAAAATGGTATCGGTTAACTTTATTATCTTGGTGTATATGTACCTTAAGTACCTTAGCCTCGTGTAGGGTTGATCTATCATCAAAACTTACTACAGTATCTCCTACCTTAAGTTCGTTAATAGGGGTTTCTCCATCTGGAGTACTTATTAAAGTACTACCAGTAAAGCAGCCTCCACCTGAACCTCTTATCCATCCTGAATCACTCATGGTGTATAATCCTCCGGTGTAACTCCTGAGCTAATAACCGCTCCGCCTACCATGAGCTGCCCGTAACACACGGGAATAGCATACCCCTGCTTAGCAGTATTAGTAGCCCCATCAAACCCATAATTTGTAGGCTTATCAGCGCTATCAGGGGTATTAGGAACTGGAGCTATCATTGCTGCAATCCCCCCTAATATCATAGCCCCAGCTAACTGAGCTCCCAAAGTACCTAAGGTGCCTGCCTGTTGTACTCCTACGCTTATGCCGTCTACTATACCCATGGCTTCTCCTCCTCCCATTGCTAGATACTGTTGGCCATAGATATAAAATCCAGTAAGTATTGCGGCGCCGATTAGCACCATGGTTAGTCCTTTGTTTTTTGCCCCTAACACCACTGGTATTATTTTTAACTCCTGCCTACCTAGAGGATTGACTAATTCGGGGTAGTCTTTTAGATAGCTCTTACCTACCATTACTTTATAGCCTACCCCTCTCTGTTCAGAGCCTCCAACAAACTGCCTAAACCCTGCATTATTAGCGGCCAGAGCTTGGAATGCTTCCCCAGGGGAGTTAATATCTAGCTCCCAGTCTTTTCCATATTTATCGGCTAGTTCGCCATATAACTTTACTTTTCTTAACATAGTGATTTGTGCCTTAAATGATGCGTGGTATGTTTTCTCCAATAGCCTCCATAAAGTTCCCTATTAGATAATCTTCCGTGTACATGATGTAGAATTCTATCGTCTCCGACGAAAACTGCCGCATGGTTTGGTACAGGTGAAACTAATTTTATTAAAAATATATCATATTTTCGTATATCAGATTCATCCTTTATCTGTACAAAACCCTGCTCTTTATAGTTTTCTAAGTATCGGTTCTCCCCTTTATCCCACCAGCCGTCTTGGCCACTGTGGCATACAAAATCGATATTTAGGTCTTTTTTGTAATAATCTCTAAGTAATGTACAACAATCTAAAATTCCGTAACTAAAAGGTCTACCTAAAATGGGCGCTTCATACCCTAAAGGCTCCCAGCTGTGCAGCCTATTACCTGGCCAGCTTAGGATATGCCAAGGCTTGTTTGATGCCTCACAAGCAACCTTATCCGCTTCCGAGGGCTCACACCCTTCATTGGGGTGTGAATGACATATACCTATAATCTTTCCGGTATCTTCAGCATCTGCGTAGCTTACTGGGTCAATTATGAAGTACTCTTCTGGGCTCTCTGCTATGTTGTCAGCAGGAAAGTACTTTTCTTTTTTGCCTATTCCGATAATAAACCCGCAAGCTTCCTTGGGGAACTCCCCCTCTGTGTGTTTTCTAAATTCTTCTAAAGTTTTCTCATTCATCTGGCGCTACCCATCTTCATAGAGGCCCCGGGGAACCCTCCAAAAGGGCTCTCAACTGATTCTGGGAATCGTAGCTCACAAGAGGTAAAGGTTTTGGAACATATATCATCTGATGAGGATACTACTGTATTATTATTGATATCCCAATATGTGCTGCCCGAGTACCCACACTCAGTACCCTTATAAAGCCAGGGACAAGAATTAGCAACTACTGTTCTAGCAGGTAGCTTAACACCATGTATATCATGGGCAGCTGTTAGTTCAAACTGTAAGTGCGTATTAGTTTCAACTGCCTTTCTATCTATGTACCAAACTTCATCCGAGAAGTGCGCAGTATCATCTGCCAAGACTGATACGTACCATATACCCGGACCTGCCGCTGCTTCGCAAGTAGTTTGACTATATACTGTCCAAGTACCTACAGAACCATTCTTATTAACATCCAGACAATCGTCTTTACTAAGGCTGGGGTCGGACCCGGATTCTAAGGTACACACGCCTGCTACAGGGTACCCATCGGTATAGCAGTAGTTATCTAAATATTTAGCGAAAGTTTTCTTTCTTGTTACTTTAGCCCCTACCAGGTCCTCGTAGCTTCTCAATACCGCCGAGAGGAGGGACGTAATATTTGCTACAGTTAATGTAGGCCTAGGTATGGACCCCTTGCCAGAAAACTCGAATCCTTCTGCTTCAATAGGGAAAGCAGAATACTTATTGCCTTGCCATATAATTTCCTGTATGTTTTCATTGTGCCCCGCATGCCACCTTAGAATAGCTTCTGAGTCTGGTGCAGTACCTGTGGACAGATCTAGTTCGAATAACTCAATCACCGAGTCTAGCTCTAGTCCATGTATATCTTGTATAATCTTATCACTCATAATTACGGTTCAAATACCTTTGTAAATGTTGCTGTTATAGTTTGGTGGCCTGATATATCATGTTGGGTGCTCCACTTATCACACTTATACTTCTTGTAAGGGTATAAAGTATACGTTTCTGCACTAGCCATAATATCTGCCGCTAGAGATAACTGAGTGGCGCTGTCTATGGCTGTAACAGTAGTTGTGGTTCCTCCACTGTCTGTAACAGTAGTATTTAAGTATCTAGCAGTGAAGTACTGAGAAGTATCAATTAACTTCTTAGTTGCTGTACCAGTAGTAGTACTAGATATATCGTACCCAGTAGGGTACCAATCAAATGCAGTTACGCCCTTTTGATCCTCGAAAAACTTAACGATCTTATTGGCATCGGCTGAGACACGGTTCTTCCAGGTGAGATTCCACACTTCCGCAGTATTGTTGATACCTGCAGACACTCTCTGCTCATACCCGTCCCCATAGGCAGCTGCAAGCACCTTAGGAGTCGAATCAGTTTTTAGCCCTCTATCAGGGTTTATATTTACTTCTGTATTAAAATTTGCCATAATTAATATTGACTTAACAATCCTCCAGGTCTCTTTTGCTCTACTAGCTCTTGTTGCACTGCCTGTGAAACCATATATCCTAATGCTTTAGCCTTATCTCCATCCATGCCAGACTTTGAGTCTGTTTTAGCATTCCCTGCACTATCTACCGTAACATTTACAGTAATGTTGTTTTCAGTAGACCCCGTACTTCCAGTAACCGGTATAGATTTTCCGTCGGGTAAAGGGACTACTGCTTCGTTATACTTACCTTCCCCAATTAAACCTAAGGTAGGTTGCTTGACTGTTCCACCGTTTGCGAAAGCTCTGAAGCCCCCGGGGGCTATCCCCCCTTTTGCGAAGAAGCTCATGCCCCAGCCCCAGATTGCGTCTACTGCTTTATCTGTTGCTTTACCTGCAACAGACCCCGCAAAGGATGCAGCTAAACTTCTGGTATTTATCTCCCCCGAGGTCACTAACTGTCTTACCCCCTGCTTAGCAGTTGCAGAGGCATCTGCTGCTATACCTAAGCTAGTATTGGTAAGGGACTCAGGGTTATGTAGGTTAATCCCTAAAGAATTACCGGGGCCGTCGTCTGCATGTGCTAGAGCTGAGTTTGCTAACTCAGCTGTTTCTTTATCAGGCATTTTATCTAGTATAAGCTGTTGCGCATCTATTAGCTTTTGTAGCATTAAGTGCTCAGCTTCTGTAGTAAACGCATTACTTTGCTGTATTTTATAACTGTCAATATTAGCTTGAGGTTGCCCCAACTTTTGACTTGAAGGAGTACTCCCTGATATAGTCATTGTCTCTAAAGCTAAAAAATACGGGTTGGCCTTTTCCAAGAATCTAAGTATAGGACCTAATGTTCTCTCGAAGGCTTGTCTAACTGCAGGGGTAGGACCTGTCTTCAGAATATCCATATCTAGGAAGGCTTTCCAAGGTCTTAAGGTTGCAGCGCTAGTGGTGCCCTCTTTAAATGCTTTGGTTGTATGCGCCATCTTACTGGCGTCATCCGCTATTAGGCCTCCACTGCCCATCCAGTTTCTAGTAGATTCTGTACCACTTCGTCCCTTATTCCACCATTCTGCAAGTTTAGCAAAGAAGTTAGCCTCAGATGCGGCTGATGCGGCATTTGCTGCAGAAGTACTTTTAACTAGACTATCTCTTATGCTTTTTACTAGCTTTGCCTTTTCTTCTGCCGCTCCTGCCTTTGTAAGGTAAGGCTTTATAGCTCTTGATTGTTCAATATCTGGGTTGGTATGATTTTTTGCACTAATTCTTCTTAGTTCATTATTCATATCCATCTTCTTAGCGATATCTTTAATAGCTTGGTCTACCCCTTTTATCTTAAGGTCCTTAACTTGATTCATTTTAATAGCTTCGGCGTGCTGTGCTATTCTAGTTTCATTAATTGCTCCTGACATAGAATAGGGGGTAGCATTGCTCTTAGGGAAGCCTGACCCAGTTTTATGAGCTCCTACGCTGCCTTTACCGTTATTAGACTTTCCAGAGTAGTCATCAAGCCATGCCTTTGTGCTTTGGAACTGAGGCTTGTCCCTCATAGCATCTAGATTCGCCATGCCCCGCCCCCCAGTTGTCATACCTGGCTTCCCGTCTGCGAATCTCCCGCCTTGCCCCCCTAGTTTCCAATTACCGTCTTTCCATTGCTGGTACTTTATAGGTTTATCTGAACCTCCGGCTCCTGCTACACTTGCTGCAGCGAATTGCTCCGCAGTAATAGGAGTGTTAGACTCCAATATGTTTGCGATTCTCTCTAATAATGCCTCTGAGTGAATGTCGTGTGTGTACGCGGACCCCTTCTTACTTAAAGCCTCCATACCCTCTAATGCAGCGCCTGTTAGCTTCTTGCCTGCTTCTACCGTAGGGTCTATCTGATTAGTATTGAAAAAACCTTCCATAGATTTATCAATACTAGACCCAATGTCAAAGTCTGCAAAGTTTTGTACGTCTACTTTGAAAGCTCCTTCCTGGAACGCACTACTTAAATCAGAAGATGCCTGCTTCAGGGACTCCCCATCAAACCCTAGAATTTTTAAGAATCCACCTGCAATAGCAGCATTAATCTTATCAGACGCTGCTTTAAGGGACTCCCCATCAAATCTTGCAACATCTACCCCAAATCTCCCATCTTTGGCTCTGGCGGATGCAAGGGCACTCATGCCCTCTTGCATTGCCTTACCTACTGCAGGAGTGAACCCGTGCATAGCAAAGCCCCCAGGAGTTACACTACCGTCCTCTTCCCTGACAGGAGCTTTATACGCCTCTGTTAAGTTTCTAATAGAGGTACCAAAATCTCCCCATTTAACCTTATTTAATTCTCGGATTAAATCGTCTACAGTTTTAATAAGCTTATCACCGGAGACGGTATCAAACTCCTCTATTTTAGACCTAACTATTTTGTAGAGGTCTTCGGACACAAGCACGCTGCCTGAAAACTTACTAAATATATTCTTCTGTTCCTCTGTGGTTACTAATATACCTTGTAGTGCCTCTTCGGTTAGCTGATCCCTGTCAGCCCTTTTCAACAACTGGTTTAATGCAGTCAGTACTGTGGAGATATTAGATTGATAAGGCCCTGACTCTACTTGAGGTATTACACTATCTACGACGACCTCCCCCTTCTCCTTTTCGGCTTTATCTGTTAACTTAGCCCAGAGTTCGGGGGTAACCTGAGAAACTTGGGCCATAGATCTAGTTGCCAAAGAAGTAGTACTCCAGTTCATCCCCGCCCCTTTCACTTCAGCGGATATATTAGACTCGTACCCTTCTATAGCCTTCAATGAATTAGCCATCTCTCTAATAGGGTCTGCAGGTAGCATCTGGGTGATTTCATCCTCCCCGAATCCTATAAGTTCTAAGAATTTTGATTCCATTTTTACTAGACCTTTCTCGGCCAAACCACCCACAAAACTCCCTACTTGGTCAGACATAGTTTTTGCTAAGAAGTACCTGACGTCATCTGTACTAGGTAAGTCGAACCCTTTATCGTCCCCATACTGTAGGTTCATTAAGGCATCTGATAAAGTTGTAGCAATTGTACTATTAAACTCGTTATTGGTTGTAGTAAGCCCTGATCGAATGAAAGCATATGATTTTTCTAGCTCTGCTCTGGCGATACCTGTCTCTAGGCGTGCTTTCTCCAGCATTAGCTCTCTATATGCTAGTATCTGCTTCTCTTTTTTAAACCTCTCGTCTGTTACCTCTCTTTCGATTTTAGCAACGCGCATTTTATAGTCAAGCACTGCCTGGCCTTTCTCCCAATGAGCGTCTTCAATTATTATCTTCTCCATCTCTGCATCTATAGCTTCATGTCGAGATTTAATCGTCTTACCTTCTTTGGTAAGATTTAGTAACGCCATTCTAGTAAGTTTAGCTCTATCTTTCTCAGTAGCCCCGTTTACCCTAGCATTAATTATTTCCGTAATTTCAGATTCTATAGCTAGTATCTGCTGTTGTACTTTAAAGTTCTTATTATTAGCGTTTAGAATTTTATAGTAAGATTTCTCTGCCGCAGCAGCTCTTTCTTTGTCGAATAACTGTTTAACGTAATTCTTGCCTATACTCCCTTCTATACCCTTTAAGGTACTCCTTAGGTCTTTTAGTTTAGCATCGTATCTCTCTGTTAATGTAAGAGTAGTGCCTTGTCTTTTATTAATTTCTGTTGCAATATCTAACTCACGAGCTCCTGCCACGTTGGCAGCCAACTTCAGCTGTGCTAACTTAGTAGAGGACTGAAGTTTCCTTTCATATGAAACAGTGTCGTCCTTTTGTAGTAATGCATCTGCTGCTGCTGCTTCACTCCATTTAGCCTTAGCAATTAATTCAGCCTGTTTAGCTTGCTTCCCAATAGAAGAATTTTTAGCAAATTTCTGCAGTAAGTTTAATCTCATCTCTGCGTTAATTCTATCTGTTGTAGCATTTAATGCATCTTTCTGCATAGTAAGCCAGTCTTCGTCCATTACATCTAAGTAATTAGTAGTTTCGCTATATACAGCTTTTGCCCAGTCTGTTATTATCTTCTGGGTATTTTTAAACGCAGAGGACTCTGCGAAGTCTTTACCATCGTTCTTAGATTCTTCTAACCATTTTTTCTTTAGGCCGGCTTGCGTTTTCTGGGCAGCTTCTAAAGCCTTTACAGACACTGAACCTTGCTTAAGAAATCCCTGACCTTGCGCTTGAAAAACCTTATCAGCCCCACTTAAAGTATCACTCTCCCAGATTTTCTTAATTTCTTCCTGCGCGGCAGCCATCTCATCTACAGCTGTAGCCTCTATCAAAGATTCCTTATAGGTTTTTGCAGATTTAGCTACTTTATCAAACTGGGTACCCAGATTCTTAATGTCCGTGGCTAGTAACTTAGCAGTATCAGATGTTTGCTTCTGTACATCATTTATAAGGCCCATTACCACTAAAGCGTCCGATTCAGATAAGTCTGCTATCAGTTCTTTACGAGTCTTTTGTACCGCTTTATACTTAGCTAGTACCGGGGATACTCCCATAAGAGTTGCACCCGCCACTTGCTGCCCTACATTAGTCTGAACTAGTTTTGTTTTTTTACCCTTATGTAACTTATCAATTAAATTATTAACAGACGTAACATCCGTCTTTAATTTCTTCATTGCGTCTATAGACCCTGAAATATTGACGGTCAGGGTATCCTTGAGCCCTTTCCCTACGATACTCATAAAGAAGTCTGCAAAATCATCCCAGAAAGACCTTGTAGAGATGTCCGCTTTTAACTTTTTCATAGCCTTACTAGTAGCGTTGTATAGCTCTTCCCCCATATTGGCTGCAAAATCCGCATTACGTGTAGATTCTAAAGCATTGGACGCAAACCCTTCCATACTAAGCCTGCTGTCCATCTCATCTATAGACTCTAGGGATGTTTTTAAGGATGCTGACAGTTCTGTAGAGGCCTCGGCTGCCCTCATAAAAGGGGTGTCAAGGTCGGCAAATACACCTACTACCATTTTACCTATTTGGTAAGTAGCGTACAATGCCATACCTACATGGCCTGCCTTTCCTAACACACTTCCTAGAGCCGAGGCGGCCCCTACGGTCCCTTGCACCATCACATTAGCTCCGGCTGCAGCTTTACCATACCAAGTAGCACTAAGTGCCGCCTTGTCCCAAGCCCTTCCTAACATTTTTACGGATAAGCTTACTCCACTAATTACCCCTCTATTATCAATAGCTTTTGTTACAAAAGACCAAGAACGTATTTGACTAGCTGCAAAACTAGTTACACCTTTTTTTGCACTTAGTACCGCTTTTGTGTACTTATGAACGCCAGCCTCCGCTCTTGTTTGAAGAGGCAGGCCTTTCTTAACTGTATTATTTAATTTAGTATAGCTCTTCTCTAGCTTTTTAAGCTCTTTATTAGTTTTGCCTGCTAGTTTGCCATAAGTAACAACCCCATCCTCCATAGAAGCTCTAGCCTGCCTAAGAGTGGCACCTGTGCTCCCCATAGGATTTTTGTCGAATGCTGCCCCTCTTTGGCCAGGCTTGAGAATTTGCTCTGCCTGCTTTTTGATCATTCCAGAGGTAACTTTAGACCCTTTAACCATACTGGTGTTAAGTCTAGTTATTTTACTCTCTAATTTGTCAATATTTTTGCCCATTTGTTTAGGCATACTGCTAATTTTAGCACCAAAAGTACTAAATATAGGGAACATCTTACCAACCAAACTTTTAGCAATTAAGGCCATGAACACCCCTAATACTCCTTGAGACTTAGAGAGCCATTTGAGTATTGGGTTCAACCCATCCACCACAAACGTACCAAAACTATTAGTCATGTCTAGTATAGTGGATGCCAAAGCTTGGAAGTAGTTAGGATCTATTTTAGAGGCTATTCCTCCAAACTTACTCTCTAACTGGCCAATAATTGCATTATATCTAGCAGTAGCTTTCTCGCCTTCAGTTAGTTCTGCAGTAGCCTTAGATACAGATTGTGCATAATTTTTATACACGGTATCTAATCGTATGATTACACCGATTTCGTCTAGTATCTCAGGCTCTGCCTTTACAATACCACGAGTCAATCTATCCATAGTATCTGTCATACTACGTCCTAAAGCTGCCGAGGAGTCTACCGCTGCTTTAGTCATTTTTATAATCTGACCCGTGCCTAATCCTGAAGTAGTAGCTAGTGCTACACTAGTAGAGGCTTCTTTAAAGTCAAGCATATGTTTGGAAGCAACCTGAACACTACGTGCAATAGCAGACATGTTCTTACCAGTCATCTTAGCGTACTCGGATTGGCCTTTGATTAGTACGTTGTAGTTAGCCACATTTGATAGAGCAGTAAAAGCAGCAGTTAACGCAAATACACGTGCTGCGACTTCTGCGTAGGCAGGAACCAGCACGCCTTGCATTCCTTGAGCTTGTTTAGAGAAGTTTTTAGAGGCGTTAGCAGACATCTTGGCATTGCCCTTCATATTTCTATCAAGGTTGCCAGATTTCTTGTTGTTCTTATCGACTGCGTTATTAAGCTTATTGACGTCTTTGGTCTTTTGTTTTAAAGAGCCATTGTCATCAACTGTAATCTTAATATTCTTATCGTACTTTCCTGCCATTTTATTCTCTTCCGCTAAGCCTTAGTGGGCCCCGTCTGCTGTTGTTGCTTCTGCTTCTTATTAACGTGTTTTGCGTACTTCCCGTCAATAATCTTTACCAGCTTGAATACTTCTTTTTGGTTACTTACTTCAAGTAACTCCATAACATCTTTTATCCCGGCCATTTGCTTGCCGAAATAGGTACCACTCATACCATCCCATTGGTCTGTCAAATAGTTCCAAACTTGAAAGGCTTCC